TTTATATATGGAGGTATTAAAATGGGACTTGCTAAAAATATAAAGATTGCATTAATTGACAAAGATATGAAAGTATCAGAGCTGGCGGACAAAATCGGGCTTGATTCAAAAGTGCTATCGGTTAAATTATCACGTGATAGCCTTAGCGGTAAAAGCCTGGACACCATAGCCGACGCCCTTGACTGTGATATTAAGCTTATTGATAGAGCCACGGGCAAAATGTTTTAAAACCCGGATCCGGGCAAAGCTGGAGGACTTACAAATTTACATATTATAGTAGATACACGCACGGTATAGGGTAGAACATCCAGGATTTACAGCCACTTATATATCAAGTGGTTTTTCGCCCATGCCTGGAGGTGATATATTACAGTCCTTGAACATCTGCCCCGGATCCGATCCGGCTGCTGCATGTAGTCCTACGCTGTCCGGCTGGATGTATACCAGGCTGTATATTATGCATAATTATTCATTTTCTTGTATATTTATGTATTATCAGATAATTATATAAATTGTCAGTTATTCACCTTTGCGGGTGAAAGTCGCAAAATTTACCCGGCAAAGTCGGAGGAAAGTCGCTGGAATTTTTCCCGGAAAGTCGTATCCCTTTCCGAAAGTCGCAAGATTTTACTCAAAAGTCGCTAGTGAAAGTCGCTAGAATTTACCTGGTATAGTCGCAAAGTCGTATCAACCATTGGTTGAAAGTCGCTGGTACTCCACCAGCTGATATAGTCGCAAATAAATAAAACGCCTTAGCCTTGACATTTTGTCAAAGTTTGGGCGTTTTTTAGTTTGGTGCTATATTTGTACCCTAAAGTCGCTTAAATTCGATTTAGGGTGTTTTTTCAAAGCCTTAGCCTTATGTGTCAGAACTTGTAAGTTTCTTTCGTTCCTCTCCACTCAGATATCTTTTCTTGATATCCTCTGCTGAATAGTCGTTTGTATCTCCCTGGTTTGGTGTGACCACATATTCTGTCTTGTCCTGATAGCCATAGTTGTTCTTACCCAGGAAGATTCCGGATACCGGATTTATCTTACCGGAGTTCATGTAAGACTCCCATAAATTCTCCAAAGTTGAGTACGCTTTTTTAATCACGACTGCTACTGGGCGTGCTATAGCTGGCTTATAACCAACACCTCCAGTCGCTCTGTTAGCAACAATACATCTAAGCTGATTGGTGGACATCCCATTAAGTGCTATAGCCATCCCGGCAACTGTAGGTTTCAAATCAGCCTCAGCATAAAGCCTAAAATACTCACCTAACCTCTCAGCCACCTGTACCGGATCAGTCATGTCTATCTCCGGCATTGCAAACAGCTTTGCATTTATCTGTATCAAAGTCGTATTATCCCCTGGCTCTAAGTTTTGCAAGTAGTTTTCGGGAGACAACCAGCTGTTATTCTTCCTAGGCTTTTTAGGAGAGTGCCTTTTATCAATAGGCTTACCTGTTCGCGGACTGATAACAACATCCTCATCCACATTCTGCTTTATCTCATTTTCTCTCTTACTCATCAAATATTCCTTTCTCTGTCAATTTGTAACAAATATTACTTGAAGTAGTAAAAGTAGTGGAAAATCAAAAAATGCGGTAAACCTTACTTATATACTGTAGACGTCTACAGTATATAGGAGAAATTATACGCAAAAACGAAAGTTTTACTACTTCTACTACTTCATGTCACAAATGTTACATTTATAAAATAATGCATATTTATACGCATTTCAATACATTTTGCTCTAAATTTTACGCTCTAAAATCGTTAATGGCACTTTATTTCATTACCCCAGCAATCCCAACAGTCTCTTTCATTTCTAGCATATATTTCTAATCTTTTAGAATTGGGATATAAGTTTTCAATCATTTCATATGCGATTAGCGGTTTCTTACTATGCTTAGTAACCTTTTCTCTAAACACAGAATGGTACTTACCCCTACAGTCTTTAGCAACTGGTGTAAATTTACCCTTATACATGTACAGTAAATACTCATGTCCATATCGTATTGTAAAGGCAGCGGGTATCCCGGTAACTTTATCCCAAATCATCCTGGCATGTAGTTTATAACCTAATTCCTTTGCAAGTTCTTCTGCCTCATGTAAATACTTCTCAATTGTCCATAGAAACAAAATGCTATTATCATTACTCAATTCGGTAGCTAGTGCTAAATGCTCTTTTATTTCATCAAGTGATAGTACATTATAGTCAAGCGATGTACCACTTGTTAGTGGTCTAGCTTTCTTTTTCCCACCTTTCGACTGTCGCCATGGTGGGTCTGCATATATGATGTCATATTTATTAGTCGTATTAAATATATCTACAATCATCTTATTCACCCATTATATATCCGCTTTATAATACATACTTTTACCATCCGGTGCTTGTAGTTTCACAAATCGAGGGAAATTAAGTCCTCTAATAAAGACGGACTCATACTCCGTATCTACCAGCTTTAACCCTGTTTTATGCTCTCGTTCACATTTAGCAGCCTTATTCATATCAGAATAAATCGATTTACATATACTACATTCATATCTTTTAACTTCGTTCATTATTAATCCTCCTTAACGGTTATCAAATCCGAATTACCGGGAATATATGTCCTCCTAATTCCCTCTTTCGACTCAACTTCTATCGATATTGGAAAGTTGTGGATAAAGTTTGTCACATAGTTACTCTTCACAATCTTAAGTCCTACCAGGTGGTTTGATTCACAAAGGTTAGCATCCTCAGCTGTGCCATGTCTATAACCACAAATATCGCATATAAACCTTACTTCTTTTCTCATCTGCACATCTCCTTACATTTAGTATACATCGGTAAAGTCCTGGTAGTGCCGTTTTGAGTAACAGTTACAGTACCCATAAAATCCTCCAGTTTAATTAACTGTGTTTTATTACAGTTATCCAGGTACATTACGACACCATGATATTGGTATACATCCAATATAGTTATATACTCACCATAGAAACTCTTATATACATCTCCTTTACTTGGGTAATCCATTGTCTATTAATCCCCCTTATCTAATCATCATCTTCCATAAACGCAAACAGTCGTTTAATTGGGATAGTTTGTGTACCATTTGTATAATGAACATGCCATGGTTGTTTGTCATAATCGGTTATTTCAAAATTTACCCAATCCTCTAAATTGTTTGGGTATATTATGTAAGAACCATCAACATAGTCTACAGTTCTATTGTGGGAACTATCGAAAGTTACACTTGTACAATCATTGTAATAAACTGTTACAACTTCATCCCCGGATAATACTTGTACAAACAGTTGCTTTATCACCTTATCGCCTGTATCAACCTTAGTAGCTCTACCATTAAAATCGTAAATATTAAATATCATAATCAACCTCCAAATATTCGTATACTATTAGATTTCATTGTCTATATCCTCAGACACTCGAACACGTAATACCAGTCCTAGTAGTTCACCCGATTCATCTCTTATGTATACAGTATCTATAGAACTCTTAGAATAATAAAACTTAACATCATTCCCAAACGGCTTTAACAGCTTTGTATCTACCCATATCGGTGTGGCTACATCGTCTTTAGTCTCCAGCTTTTTTAACTTTGATTTTGCAAAGTCTATAGTGATGTCTGTATCACAAAGTTCTTTACTATCATTGAGATTGTCAAAAAATGGTGATATTTTATCGGATATGGTTTGTAAATAGTGGCTCAACATATTCACACCATATGGAACTAAATAAATTGCAGCATTTTTATAAGCGATAGGTATATATCTTTTTGTATTTATTGCAATATTGCCATATACTGTGTAGTCCCGAGCGGCTTTGTTATCTATATGTTTATATGTATTCTTTATAACATCAGCCTGTAGCTTTCCAAAATCCATTACTGTTCCTCCTCCGACTTCTCGAAACTCTTCACCAATGCCTTGATGATAGTCTCAACTCTCTTTTCACCCAGTCCCTTTACCTCAAGTAAAATCTCACGAATTTGAGTTAGGTCTATACCTGGTACAGCAGATGTACCATCCTTAAATCCATCTGAGTAAGCACTCTTATAAACTGTTTGTAAAAATTGGTTCATTTGGTTGTGGTCTTTTTTCTTTATATCCAGGTATTGCTTTCTATTGATTACATAATCCTTTTGAATTGCCATATTATTCTCCCGATCTACTTAGCCTCAGCTGTAGTATTCTGCTCTAACTCAGATAACTCCATGATAGATATACCTATTTCCTTTGCTAAACTTCTCTCAATTGTCGCACCCTTGGACTTCTCCCAGCCTGGTAAAAGTACCAGCATATCAGACATACCTACCAGTGGTAGGCACACCTCCATGTATTCAGCGTGCTTACCATTTGGTAGCATATTTTTCAGCCACATTGGGTTGATTACATCAGCACCCTTAAATATGCTTGAAACTCTATTCTCAGCCTTTAAAAAGTCTAAATGATAGTTTTTATTATCTGTAATAGGACCGGCTAAATATACTCTCATTAGTTTCCTCCATTCTAAAATCTTTTACTTTATGACTTACGCATTTTTCTTAATCTCTCACCAGCCTGTTTTAGTTGTTCCTCTGAGAGTGAACACGCTCTTGGAGGACTAATCTTTATCCAACTAAGTGGCACATGTGCGAATATACTACCATCTGCATTATGTTCTAGGATTTGACACTCATCCGGCTTAGTCTTAGCAAGCTTTTCTAACTTAGTTTTATACTTCTCCTGGGATAATGTCACACTGGCTGTTTTACTACCTTTAATCCACTCTATAATATTTTCATTTGTAGAATCCATTATGTATTACCCTCCTTCAGATATCTAACTTCTTCACCATTTGTAGTTCTAAATATGATAGCCTCTGGTGGCAGTTCAGCCTTACCAATAAATATAGGAGATAATCTCACATTATATATAAATAAGATATAATCACGGTCACCATATATTGCTGTAAAAATTGTTTTATCATCTAATGACTCACTCATTTACTTACACTCCTTCATAGGAATGTCTATATCCAATACAACTTGACCAGGTACAGTCGTATCCTCTATCCACCAACGGAATACCCCCTCACCATCTGTCCATTCACCATGGGTATCGTCTTTACCAGCAACTCTCCTAGCCTCTAACATTTTATCAAATGCTTTAATATACATATCTTTATACCTAGGGAATGTTGCTATATCTCTCAGCTTTTCTGATTTTCTAGCCAAAGGGCAAAGAATACAACCAACTCGCTTATATCCCATATCATATAATTCGTTATAATCTACATTATTCTCACGAATGTAATCCCAAATCTCAGTATCGCTCCACTCGTATATAGGATTTACTATAATAGTCTTATGTTTCCTAGCTGTAGTAACTAGTGTGCAATCCCAGACTTCATCCTGTTCTTTAGCATCTTTAAAGACTTCCTCCACATGAGATAAGCTAAAATATTTTGTATCATCTACCTTAGATCCCCATGTAGAAAACGTATCTCGATTCATTCTCTTTGTAGATTCGGCGGCTCGTACACCTAGTGCAACTACTCTATTTTTCTCAGTACTCTCCTTGAAAACACTACAACAATATCTTACCAACCTAGTTGGCGGGATA